GGTAATTTATCTTTTGGTAGTGCAGGTGGATTAACAAAACTTTATACAAACTCAACAACAAGTTCTGCAAATTCTATTGATATTGGCGATACTTTTATTAATACTACTTATGATACTTATTTTGTAGTTGGCTCTGCATTGCCACCTGATAATACACATCTATATCTCAAATTAAAAAATTCTTCAGGAATTATTACTGGAAGTTTACATGGATATGATTTGCAATATTTAGCATTAGGAGAAGAATCACAAGGAGGAGATTTTATTAAATTAAATTATTCAACTGTGGGTGGTTCAACTGGAGAGGGTGTTCAGTTTCAATTCCATATTAGTCATGTAAATAGTAGCAACATTCCCTGTACTGTAATGGGAAGCACAAAAACTTCATATACTGATGGAAACCCTGAAGCTGTTATTTTTCAAGGTGGCATGATTTCAACTGCATATGCACAAATTATAAAAGGTTTTAATCTTTCATCTAGTAATGGAAATCCTATAACTGCACATGACATAACAATTTACGGACTAGTGAAATAATGGCAAATGACATAAAAAATGTAGATGGCAAACTTGTTACTTTAACAGATGAAGAACAAAAAGAATTAGATGCCATTAAAAAAGCATGGATAGATGGTAAAGCTGATAGAGATTTAGCAGAACTAAGAACACGAAGAAATAGATTATTATCTGAAACAGATTGGTGGGCATTATCAGATTTAACAATGACAGATGCACAAAAAAAGTATCGTCAAGATTTACGAGATATAACTAAGACATATCAAAGTTTATCGGATAAAGACTTTGCATTTCCAACAAAGCCAACGGAGTAAATTATGCCTTTAGTAAAAACACAAGCTAAAGTATTGCAAGTTGTTAGTGCAACACCATTAACTTCTGTTTATTATTCAGGTACAGACAATTATATGAGTACTACATTGTCTTTACAAATAACACCATCAGCAACAACAAGTAAAATATTTCTTCAATACAGTTCAGCTTGCCATGTTGATGCCAATGCAGGAATGTGTATAACAGATATATATAAAAATCCAACAAGTTCTTTATCTGCAAATACTGAAGTTTCTGGTGGTACTATTATCTCTGGGAGAGGTGCTTCTGGATATGGACTTGCCCATTCTTATGGAGGTTCAAGTACAACTATATCTTCAAATGTTGGAATGTTTTTAGATAGCCCTAGCACAACTAGTCAGATAACTTATTTAGTAATATATAGAAATTTAAGTGGTGGGAATGCTTATTTTAATGCAAATAATGGTCTTGCTACATTTACTGCTATGGAAATAGGAGCGTAGTATGAATGAAATAATAAAAGCAATATTAGCAATTAATCCAAAAGCAGAAGTAGGCATAGATGGTAATGACATTGATACTTGTAAAATTGAATGGCTAAGTGGAACAGCCGAAATATCTAAAGCAGATATAAAAGCTAAGATAACTGAAATGGCATACATAGGAAAAAGAGAAGCAGAATATCCATCTATAGCAGACCAATTAGATGATTTATATCACAATGGCATTGATGGTTGGAAAAAAACAATCAAAGCAGTAAAAGATAAATATCCCAAAGGTTAAAATATGGAACTTGATTTAGTGTGGAATATAATAATTACACTTATCATCATGCCATTTGCTTGGGCATTTAATAAGATGTTTGCTGAAGTAAAACGTCTACAGATACTATTGAATAAGACAAGAGAAGAGTACGCATCTAAGGAAGATCTGCGTGATACATCAGGTCGTGTCATGGAAGCATTGCATAGGCTAGAAGATAAACTAGATAAGGTTCTAAATGTGAGGTGACACTGTGCTTGAAATGCTAATGGTAGCTAATAGTGCCTTCGCCATAATTAAACAAACACTAGAAAATGGTAAAGATCTCGCCTCAGCAGGTAATGCGATAAGTCGTTTTGTGAGTGCTGAAGATCAGCTACAGAAAGATTTACATAGAAAACGTAATAGTATCTGGACTAATTTACTTGGTAGAACTGACAATGATCTTGAAGAGTTTATGGCACTGGAGCAGATACGAGTAAAACATGATAAGCTACGAGAGTATATGCAACTTTATGGTAGGGCAGGATTATGGACTGACTATCAAGCATACTGTGCTGAAGCTAGGAAATCTAGGAAAGAAGCCTCAGATAAAGCAAAGAAACGTAGAGAAGAAATCAAAGATCTTTTCTTAAAAATTATTTTAATTATACTAATAACTACTTTACTTGCAGGTGTAGTAACTGTACTTGCAGTAATAGCTAAGAAGAAAGGTATCATATGACTGCATTTATGTTGGCTTGTTATATGAATGGTGTGGCATCAGGTGCAATATATTTTAGAAATGTAGCTGACTGCACATTCTATACAGACTATTTAAGTAAACAAACATATGACAGTGCTACTGGTGAGAACATGAAATACAACTGCATTTGTAAACTTGTACCACGAGTAGACGAAAAGAAAGTGAGGGTGTACTAATGTTACAATTATTAGGTCCTATTGCAAACATAGCTACTACTTGGCTTGAGGGTAAGAAAGAAAAAGCTAAAGCTAAACAGCAATTAGAAGTTGCAAAAGTTCAGGCACAAGTAAAGAAAGTAGAACAAGATGGATCATGGGAAGAGAAAGCTATAGATGCTAGTGACAATAGTTGGAAAGACGAAGCATGGACTATTACTTTTATCTTATTAATTGTTGCTTGTTTCATACCTGCATTACAACCATACATATCTGATGGCTTTAAATTTTTGAGAGAGGACTGTCCTGACTGGTTAAGCTATGGTATACTTGCATCTATTGCGGCATCATTTGGATTGAAATCAATAGCAAAGTTAAAAAAATGAACATAGAACTATTACGAGAAGAACTTAAACGAGATGAAGGCTGTGTTAATGCTGTGTATCTCGATCACTTAAATCTACCTACTGTTGGGATAGGTCATCTTGTTACTGAGTGGGATCAAGAATATGGTAAGCCAGTTGGCACAGAAGTATCTGAAGAAAGAGTTAACGAGTTATTCGATCAGGATATACAAGTTACTATTGATGAATGTAAGTTGTTGTACCATGACTTTGATGACTTACCTGAGAAAGTACAGCACATAATAGCTAACATGATGTTTAATATGGGCAGACCAAGACTATCTCGCTTTCATAAAATGAAAAAAGCAGTGGATAATCGTGATTGGTTTGAAGCCGCATACGAAATGACAGACTCGAAGTGGGCAAAACAAGTACCAAATAGAGCAATGAGGCTTCTTGACCAAATGAAAAGTGTCGGTGAATCAACGTAATTCTAGGGTACAATCATACTAGAGGGGGTCTTTACCCCCTCTGTATGGCTCTTAAATCAAGCAAAAAAAAAGAGATGATATAAAATCACCTCAATTTTTATACAACATATTGTTAAATGATGTCCTAAGCAAATTTATTATATTCATTTGCTCATTTTAATCAAGACTTTTTTTCATCATTTCTGCACATTGGCACATAAAACTTAACATGAAGCTGATTTCCTTGTAATGATGATATGTAAGTTTCATTAGGACAACTTTTTAACCAATCTAATAAGTTTTCCATTTGTGCAATTTGATATGTGTTTGGCATTTAATTCTCCATTTCTATTTTTCTGTAACCAGTATCAATATGAAACATAACAAGCTGACTTCTACCTGCTTTACCTTTACGAGTAGTGCCATCTCTCTTGATGAAACCTTTTCGTTCTAGGGTAGCATATCTAGGTGTGATACTACCCTCACGATAAGCATCTTTGAATCTCATATTAAGATACTGAAATATTTGATCGTGTGTAGCACCACTTTCGCCATGTGCTTGGATTGCTTTTAGTACAATTTTTTCGAGTCTATTGGTGTCAACTTTTTCTGCGGCTTCCCATGATG